TATTGCGGGACTATCACTAGATATGATTGGGCTTTTGAAAAAGCGTGTGCACGACATTGCTGCGGTGACTGATAAAACACTCAAGGTCAAGTACAACACGACGGCCGTTCCCGTGAAGAACTTCCCGCAATACGTGGACATGTATCTTGGACCCAAAGAAGATAATCCGCGTGCATATGAACTTGCGGACAACGGGCGCTGGGAATATTCCGTTGGTCTAAGCGCCGAGCACGAGTTCCAGCAGGTTTCATTTGTGAATGGCATCAACACGAGCAAGGGTGGCAAGCATGTCGAATATATCTTGAACCAAATCACCAGAAAATTGTCCGTATTTATTGAAAAGAAAAAGAAAATCGTTGTGAATGCAAACACCATCAAGGAGCAACTCATTCTGTTCTTGCGTTGTGATATTGAGAACCCAGCATTTGATAGCCAAACCAAGGATTTCATGAACACGCCAAGCGCGAAGTTCGGGTCGAGTTGTGTAGTCAGCGACAAGTTCATTGAAAAGCTGGCGAAGATGGGTGTGATGGATGCCGCGTGTGCGCTCACTGAAGTGAAGGAAAACAAGGCGGCCAAGAAAACAGATGGCGTAAAAAGCAAGCACATTCGCGGAATTCCAAAGCTGATTGATGCAAACTGGGCGGGAACGGACAAGTCTAGACAATGTATCATCATCTTTTGTGAGGGTGATTCAGCCAAGGCGGGAATTGTTTCAGGGCTTTCCTCTGAAGATCGCAATATCTTTGGTGTGTATCCGATGAAGGGTAAGATTATGAATGTGCGTGGCGAGACCACTAAAAAGATTACGGATAATAAAGAGATTACCGAAATCAAGAAGATTTTGGGTTTAGAAACAGGCAAACATTATAAAGACATTGATGACGTGTACAAGTCGTTGCGTTATGGAAAGGTCTTGTTCATGACAGATCAGGATTTGGATGGCAGTCACATCAAGGGTCTCGGCATTAACTTGTTTCAGTCTGTATGGCCGAGCTTGGCAACAATTCCTGGTTTCATTGGGTTCATGAACACGCCCATTTTAAAAGCGCGCAAGGGCGCCAAGGAATTGGTGTTTTACAATAACGGCGAATATGAGGCCTGGCTTGAAGCATCGAACAACCAGGATATGAGCTGGAATATCAAATATTACAAGGGTCTAGGCACAAGCACTGGAAAGGAGTTTCGCGAGTATTTTGAGAAGAAGAAGATCGTCGGGTTCCAACATACTGGAGCAGAAAGCGACGACGCGATTGACATGGTATTCAACAAAAAGCGAGCTGACGACCGAAAGGATTGGTTGGGTGACTACGATCGCGGAAGTTATTTGGATACGGCTGAAGAAAATGTCAGTTATACGGATTTTATCAACAAGGAACTAATCCACTTTTCCAAATATGATTGCGACAGAAGTATTCCCAATCTGATGGATGGTTTGAAGATTAGTTTGCGTAAAATTCTGTATTCGGCGTTTAAGAAAAACTTGCATACGGAAATCAAAGTAGCGCAATTTACTGGCTATGTCTCTGAGCATTCAGGATATCATCATGGTGAGGCGTCTTTGAACGCAGCGATCGTCGGTATGGCGCAAAACTTTGTGGGTTCAAACAATATTAATCTGTTGGTTCCGAGTGGGCAATTCGGTACAAGATTGCAAGGTGGAAAAGATAGTGCATCTGAAAGATACATCTTCACATTCTTGAATAATATTACGAGGGCCATCTTCCCAGCGGTAGATGACAACATCTTGAAGTATTTGGACGATGATGGACAGATAGTAGAGCCGTTGTTCTATGCACCGATTGTTCCAATGGTATTGGTGAATGGAACGAAGGGCATCGGTACAGGTTTCAGCACAGATATCATGTGTTATAATCCGTTGAACATTATTGATTATTTAAAGGCAAAATTGTTAAACAATTTGGAAGCGACATCTTGTGCGGACTTTATCCCATACTATGAGGGATTTCAAGGAACGATTTCAAGAATTTCAGAGGCTTCTGCAGGTAGCAGCAAGTATTTAATCAAGGGTAAATATGAAACGATTGGTGTGGACAAGATTCGCGTCACTGAATTGCCTGTTGGGTTATGGACCGATGATTTTAAAGCGCACTTGGAGACCTTGACTGAGACGTCGGATGCGAGTGGTAAAAAGGTGACGCCGATCATAAAGGATTTTGATGACATGTGTAAAGATACGAGCGTAGACTTTACTATTCAATTGAACAAGGGTCAGCTCGCTGAATTGTCATCAGCTGCGACGGATCACGGATGCAATGCTTTGGAAAAGATGTTGAAGTTATACACGACAAGTTCAAGCAGTAATATGCATTTATTCGACGCGAATGACAAGTTGAAGAAATATGCGAATGTAACGGATATCATCGACGACTATTACACGACAAGACTTGAGCTGTATGGAACGCGTAAGACATATCTGATGAAGGCGATTTCACAAGACGTGTCATTATTGTCAAACAAGGCCAAATATATTCAAGAGGTGATAAACGATACGATTGACTTGCGCAAAAAGACGAAGGACCAAGTGCATGAAATGCTGTTAAAGAAAGGATACGACCAACTTGGTAAGGACGCGGATTTCAAATATTTGACAAAGATGGCTATGGATAGTGTCACAGAGGAGAATGTAGCCAGATTGTTGAAGGAGCACGGGGACAAGGTGGCCGAGTTGGAAAAGATTCAGTCAACCACAATACAAACAATGTGGCTCACTGAATTGGAGGCGTTGCGTTCAGCGTATATTCAATACACTGAGGAGCGCCAAAGACTGATGACGGGTGTCACAAAGGAAAAGGTTAAGAAGACTGCGGGAGTAAAGGTCAAGGCGAAGGTAACCAAGACATTGCTCGTCTCTGATGACTAGATTTAGATTAAAACCAAGGCTTCAATACCAATTCTTTGTCATCGTCTTTTGCAAGAACCGGATGAGCTATAGGAACATACATGTTACTGGCGTCGCTGAGGTATTTCATATAACCTTTTGCTTCGCCATAAACCTGCTGTATGCAAAAATTTAACACCATTTGATTTAATGCTTCAATTTGACCTGAAACATTTCCTGGAAGATTGGCTGAATATTGTAAATAAATAGAGCGCATGACGATTTTTAAACTATCGCAATCTTGTGGCGCAACCACATATTGGTTATTGGATTGCTTATATACCCCAGCACGAATACCATTTTGAATTATTTGTATATTTTCTTTAGAGAAATATGCGTTTGATAAAGTGGTATCATCCCACTGACCTTCGAGCGGGTTTCTATAGGTGCTACATTGATGAGCGGGGATTTTATCGTACATATTAAAGAGAGATCTTGTGTCAGGACTCTGTATATCTATTCTACCATTACTAACCTTGTTCATTATATAATATAAAACAAAAAAATATATTCTTTCTAATTTATATATATATGGCGTCGATTCAATCAATAATATTAACATTGGCGATTGCTATTCTTTTAATTATCTTAATAGTAATTGGTATAAATATTAGTATGTCTCAAAACAAGCAAACGTGGCCACCCGTCACGGGGGATTGCCCGGATTATTGGGTAGACCAAGGAAAAGGTGGATCGCAATGCGTTGTAAATGCGAAAAAGGACAATATTGGTTTAGCCACATCTCCGATGGATTTTAGTTTACCGGTTTATAGTGGGAGCAACGGGCCGTGTATAAAATATACTTGGGCGAATACTAATAAAGTCAGTTGGGACGGAATCACATATGGTGTTTCCAATCCATGCATAAGTAAGTAATACTTGTAGCTTTTCTATTTTAATAATGCTAAATAAATAACTAAGTCTAAAAGTTAAAGGTTCAAGCACGTAAATTTAACATTATTAATACAAAAAACATAAAAGAATGTCAAACATTATATCATGGACGACCTAAACCTCAATAACATATTAAATCGCGAAGACGAATCAAAGAATGTAAAGCAACTTCTCTCTACATTTGAAGCAAATAAACATGACCCGCTTGTCAAAAAAGGTATATACGTATATGGTAGTCCTGGTTGTGGGAAAACAACATTTGTTATGAAAATATTAAAAGAGCTGGATTATGATGTTATCAAATATGACGCAGGAGATATACGAAATAAATTGGTCATTGATACTATTACCAAACATAACATGTCTGATAAAAATATCATGAGCATGTTTCATAAAAAAATTAAAAAGATTGCCATCGTGATGGATGAGATTGATGGAATGAATAATGGAGACAAAGGGGGAATCAATACATTAATTAAATTGATTCGACCAAAAAAGACTAAAAAACAAAAACAAGAAGAAATGACAATGGTTCCCATTATTTGCATAAGTAATTATCACATGGATAAAAAAATCAAGGAGCTAATGAAGGTGTGTAATTCGGTAGAGTTAAAGGTTCCTAATGCACAGCAAATTAATACTATAGTGAATCATATTATGCCGGACATTGACAATAAGATTATTCCTCATATCAATGAGTTTGTTCAAAACGACTTGCGTAAATTAAATACCATTTTCAATATTTATAAAAATAAGCAGGATGTATTAACGAGCGAGATTATTCAAAATATTTTTCAAATGAAATCCTATAATGATGATACGAAACAAATAACCAAAAATTTGATTAATAAGCATCACTCTATTCAAGAGCATAGTACGTTGATGAATGAAACAGACCGCACTATAGTAGGACTTTTATGGCACGAGAACATTGCAGACGCTTTTACAAAATTAAAACCAAACGCATATGTTCCGCTATATTTGAACCTTTTGAAAAATATATGTTTTGCGGATTATATTGACCGCATTACATTTCAAAAACAAATTTGGCAGTTTAATGAGATGAGTTCTATTATTAAAACTTTTCATAGCAATAAAATTTACCATGAATCATTGTTGAATTCAACTTGTTCAAAGAAGAAACCAAAATATACTCCAGGTGAAGTACGATTTACAAAAGTATTAACAAAATACTCGACAGAGTATAACAATTCAACCTTTATTCAAATATTGTGTCATCAACTTGCAATGGATAAAAAGGACTTATTTTCTTTTTTCTTAGAGTTGAGAAATAAACAAGACGATAATAATACTGAAATTATGGAAATATTTGATAATTGCGAGATTACCAAGTTGGATATTAATCGGATTTATAGATATATAGATAAGTACATCAAAGAAGATGCGGTTGGTATCGAGTATACGGAAACTGAAAGTATAGACGATAATCTTATGTAATGGTTCATGTTATTTTATTTAGGTTGCAACTGCTATATACCTCGTCAAACTTTTTCTTTTGTTCAATCTGTTTTTGAATGAGGTCGGACATCTTTTTAGTAAGATATTCCGCCTTATCTTTCAACGTAAGATTTTCTGCAGTTAGTTGTGCAATTCTTGATTCGTATTGCATTTTAACTTGTTGTACCTGCTGCTGCATTTGTTGTTGCATTTGCGCTTGCATTTGACCCTGCATTTGTTGCATCTGTGCTTCCATCTGTTGTCTGTTTTTGGTTAGTGTATCTATTTGTTTTACAACATCTGGTTTATTCTCTGGACGACCGGGCTGATAAGAGTCCAATAGTTTATCAATATCATTCATAAAAAAACGTAATATCGTATCATCTTTAATAAAATCAGTTACCTTTTTATTAGATTCTTTAACCATGTCACTTGGTTTATCTAATAAAATCTTCTTATCAAACGAATTATGCACGTGCGAAAATACTAAAATAGTTTTCATTGGGTCAAGCTGAACAAACGGAATAGTATAATTTTTTAAAAATTGCTTTTCTTCGCCGACCGCTGCATCATCATCATATTTTGTTTGACTTAACAATTCACGACGAAATGCAAAGGTTGCAGCCGTCGCGTGATTTGGTCCATAAGGCCCAAATTGAACCATTTTGTGTATGTGCTTAAAATATATGTACATTTCACTTGAACCAGCACATAAGGCGCGAGGGCTCCTTTCTAATGTTTCTACTGCATGACTTACCCTGCAAGGTGGATAATAATCATCATCGTCCATGTAAACAAGTATAGAACCAGTAGCCTTTTCATGCATGAGGTTTCTCTTCTCTCCCAAACTCATTTTCTTCTTGTACCCAAAATATTTGACTTGGGGCACGCTTGCTACAAGATCTTCAATGGGATCTGTTCCGTCATCTATAATAATCCACTCTAATCGGTCCTTTGGATAATCTTGGTTCTCAAAGCATTTAATTATAAATGGGAAAAACGGACGTCTATTAAATGTAGGTGTGCAAATGCTAACAAGAGGTCTAAGTGGTTGTTTTCCCTTTTTTACCATTCAACTATAAATAGTTATGCTTTAACTATTTATATCCTTTAAGATTTAATTTGGGATTTTATTTTGAACGGCTTTTCAATGTTCTTGTTAAGTTTCTTATTTTGCGGAGTAAATCTTGTTTCCTTCTACCTCCGCCATTTAATCCCGTTAATTTAGGGTTTTCTTGTTCTAGTGTCTGAGGTGTTGCGACTGGTTGTTCTGTTGTCTCTACAGATGATGGTTGTGGTTCATTCAATTGGATGGGAGCCGGTTGCGCAATTTCAACATTTGTGGGTTCGGGTTGAGGTTCTGATTGTGGTGGTGGAGACACCGGTTGAGGTTCTGGCTCAGGTTGGGTCTCGGGCTGAGCATCGCCTCCCGCCGGACAAGGTTTATCGGGGCCAAACAACGAGTCATATACTTTTAACCAAAGGCTATAAATCGTCTTTGGAAGCCATAGCCAAACACCAATCCAAAAGGCAATTATCTGGCTGATAAAACTATTTTTTTTGGCTTCTTTATTTTTTTCGGCGTCTTCTTCCTCGTCGCGAGCCATTGCATCCAATTCTGCTTTGGTTGGTTTACGCTCGGGGCAAACCTTTTCATTTCTCTCATATGACGCCAAATCAGGAGTTGACATTGCAGGTGGTTCTTTATGTTTTATCATTCTATACAAAAACCATATGCTCGCCAATCCGACAAAAATGGGCGCCTTTATATCGGTAGAATTCGTGTAGGTTGCATATGTTGTAAAGATACAGAATAGGAACATGAAGACATCCATCTTGGATTCAATTAATCCGTTAATTGAACTACGGAACCCGTATACAGGGTTGTCTTTCATGTCCTTTTTCTCTCCCGTTTCGCTATCTGTCTCAACTATCTTGGCCTTCATAAATAATGGCGAGAATAAGCAGATAAAACTGATTATTGCGGGTATAGGAGAGAGCGACAATGCACTTGCCAAAAAGAAACCTACATACAAATAAATAATAGTTCCGCAAAAGTTATAAATGCTTGATAACGGGTCGCATGATCTCCAAACGGGTTCCGTTGTGCTTTTATGTTTATATTCTTTATCATTATTTTTATTTGATTTCAAAAGCCATCCAATATTTAGCAGACAGAAAATAATGCTTATGACAATGCTTACAGGATAAATGAAAATTGATAAATATTTCAACAAGTATGGACCTATCAATATTATCAGAGATTCGTTCAAATTGCTATTCATAAAATTAAATAAGCTGTTCGTTATGCCGTAATAAAATACAAAAATATTTTGAAGAACAACACATAAATATTTTACCATAGGGTCAACCTTTGGATTGTATTCAATATTTCTTAGTTTATCGAGTAAATAATTCTTTTTTGAAAACTCATTTATTTCAAACGCAATTTTAGTAGCATATGCCTTGTACCCTTCTTGATCTGCATTATAAACATAGCTAATATCTATATTTGCCTCAGGAGTAGTAGACTCATATTTAGGCGATTCTTCGTCATTGTTTGCTGCTGGTGTATAAGGCATACAATCCAAATCAGTCGGTAAAATATTCGCTTGGGCAACCTTACATGCAAAAACAACTCTAGAACCGATCAAAAATATAATTATCAACTTTAACAAGAAATTAAGCACGTCTTTACCCAATCCTGACCAATCAATCTCTTTTTTTTGTGCATTCTCTTTATTTCTGGCTCGGTCAATTGCCGAGTCGTCAGGTTGATTATCTTGATTTGTTTGTGCCATATATTGTTATATTAAATTGATATAAAAATTACCTACACAATACCCAAATCTCAAATAATTAATATTCGTATTATATAAGAAGCCAATATGCCAAATAATATGAAGCCGTTGAAAATGTCCACGTTTATTATGTTTGCCTTAATAAGCATATTATTGTTTGTTGGAATAAATAAATGGATGCATTTATTGCTAACAAAGGAGTATGTTGTGGAATGCTTAACTAATCCAGACCAAGCTGAGACGCATACAGTAAATTTACCGATTAACACAAAATATAGCTGTAAAAATATGTGCGGTCCTTATGGTAAATGCTCAATTACCGGCGAGAGATGCTTAAGTGATGTAGATTGTTATGGATGTCAACCAAGCACCGGCGAATTATCAAAGACCTTTCTTGAAACAAACAGCGTGCAAGGAGAAGATGATGCTGGAAAATACTCTTATCTTACTCCTACTTATTCAGAATTAACCACGGACGTAGGAACACGCGCTAAATTAATTGCGCCTTCTGATAAATTTTCACAACCGCCAGAGTATAATACTGGCGTCAATATGTGGAGGCCTCGTTTCGATGAAGGAACAAGTATGTACGATGAAGTTTATAAACCGCCAGCCAATCTGACAAATATGCCAGATTATCCCCCTAGATACAGCTTATCTGGCCAATTTACCGAAAATGGACCGCTCGCCTCGAATGCTTATTTAGAATAAATTGATGCGGGTATGCAACTTATATAATAGATCATAATTTTAAGATGATATATCATAACGATTTTTACAAAGTATTTTTTAAATATGCACCAATAGCATTTATTATACGGCCATCCCTAGCGATGTATACTAAGTAGTTGAACAATATAAATAAATTCACAAATATAGAGATGTTATACATTAATTGTTTTTCTATTCTATGGCTACGAATATCGTCGATCTTATTATAATTTGATTTTTTATACAATGAAAATAATAGTAGTACTAACGCCAATGTGAATAAGAAGGCAGATTCATTATGTAAATTACGATGGTCTTTTACTTCCTTCAGTGTTTGTAATATATAGATATTTACTGCAGCCAAAAATGATATACTTAATATACCATCATTTATATCTTTCACTTTAGTATTCTCCACATCTATTGTGGTTACACCTTCTCTTGTATTGATATATTGTGCTATATAAATATTTAATATGGATAAAAATAATAATGACATCCAAAAATTCTTTTCACCTGATGAATGGTATAAAAGTAGCGTTGCTAATATCGTTCCTACACTGACAGATACAATAAACGGCGTTTGCATAAACTCGTAATATTTATTTGAATATTGTATTTCTACGTCAATTAAGCTATATTCAAGTAATATAACACCTTCAAAAATGTGTTCACTATCTATTTCCTTTTTCCAAACACCGGTAATAACATTTGTTTTTACTGCACGATACGTAGCAGAATCCATCGTATAATGCGCATATATATTGTTGTTATCTTTGTATCGTGGACCTTTATAAATAGTTTCAAGAAAATCAATGTTGGGTTGGAACAAACTAAATAAAAAGGCATAATTTGTTTGTCTGATTAAATCTGCATTTGATAATCCTAAATGTTCTACATTTCTATTTGCTCTTAACGTATAATGACTATTACTTAAATAATTTTCTAGGGAATTTACAGATCTTTCAAAGATAGAAATGTCATATTCATAACCTCCGTGATTTACTATTGCATTTTTATTGTTATAACTAATCCAATCCGAATAATCCATATGTTCTAACATTTTCATTCTAGATACGACTTCTTTTGTAAATGCCTTTGTCAATTCAGGCTTATGAGCTAAATTATACTTCATTTGATCGACATTTTTTCCTTTTACTAAGGATTGCCAATCTAATATATAGGTTTTCACAACATACATTTGAAGAATAACATAACACACATACGCACCAATTAAAATATTTTGATGGTTCATTCAGTATTATATTATTCAAAGATAAAATAATACTATATAATAATTTTACGGGTCAATAAATATTTCGACTAAAATATATTTATGTTGCGTACATCAATCCGCAATTACCACCCACAAAGGTAACCATGTTTATTCTTTCTTCAAAAAAATGCAAGTCGAAATTGTAGTCATATATTCGCCACGTTGGTTTGTTGATACCAATAATCTCACCTGATTCAGGATCGCATATAGTAAGAACTTGTGCAAGTGGGTCCAATACTGGTATGGTCGTGTTAAACTCCAGTTCAATCTGGTTAAATCGGTTCATATTAGTTGCCCCTGCGGGCTGATTATCGGAAAATAACGCACCAGAATTCATGCTATAATTGTAACAATATAACCCAAACGGAGCAAATCCAGGTGTGCGAATATACTTTTCAAGATAATTATATACACCTTCGGGTTGCATGTTCTCTCTGTATTCGCCATCAAAGAGAATACCCATTTGCTGTAAAATTCCACGCATGTTTTGACTATTATAATCACCCGTTAACATTAAGCCGGTTTGATATCCATCAGGGTTTACA